ATCTTATAAAGATCATAATAATCTGGCGGATAAAAATTAATATAATTGGAAGAAGTTGAACCGACAATGTTTTTATACAATACACCATTTGAATCGGTTACGTATGAACCATTGTTTCTATTATAGAAATATTTGCTTATCCATCTAAAGCCAGACCAATCTCCATTAGCTTGCGCTGATTTAGACCAATTATTATAATCAAAAATTGTTGCAGTATTGGCTGCACTTAAATATGGTGTAAATCCTTTTGGTTGTATATAAAAACGATCTATTATATTTGTACTATTTGCATCAATAATATATACAGCATTTTCATATGAATTAATCACATAAATTCTATTTAAAAAATCACTACAGATTCCTTCTAATGCAGTATCATCAGAATTGATTTTGTTGTTAAACCATTGTGGTGTGTTATTTGAATATGTCGTGCTAGTTACAGGGAAAGTTATTGTAGCTCCTGTATTAGGGTTTATAGATCCTAAAAAGTGATAGCTATAAGTAAACCATACATTTTGATTAGTATCGATGGTAAGATGATTGACGGAATTGAAAGGACCGAACGATGATATCACTGCACCTGTTGTTCCGTTTATATATTGTAAATAACCATTATTAATACCAGCTTGTGTTATTTCATCATTTAAAGAAACCCATAGATTATTATTTGTATCACAAACTATTTCATTTGGCGATTTATAATATGGAAATTGAATAGATGTTAATATGGCTCCATAGGTATCATATTTAACTAACCAACCACTAAATGGATTGGAATATGTTACCCATACGTTATTGTTTAAATCTGTATCAATAAAAGTCGGTTGAATGGGATAACTATCTTCTGTATCAACTTTTGTATAATTTGTTGGTAAAGTGCTTGGATCAACCCATTGATTAGATTGATCAATCCATGCTTGTAAAAAGTCTGGATTGCTTATCTGAGATGAATTAAATGTTACCGTTTGAATATAATTTCCAAGTTTATCAAATTTTAATATATATGGCGTATCAAAACAAGCAACCCAAACATTTTCATTCGAATCAACAGCAAGAGAAACCGGAGACAACTGATTAGGAATTAAAAAGTTTAATGCGGTTAAACTATATTGCAAGTTGTTAATAATACTATTTAAATCGACTTCTATTAATATATTACCAACAGAATTAATTCTATATAATTTATTTAATTCAGTATCCGTTGCCCATGCATGATAACTTGGTAATGGCAAAGCAGCAATAGCATTGATTCCATGTATACCAGAAACCGCCATCACATCATTTTGAAATTCTGTATTGTATGTTTGTATTACTGGCATATTAAATGCATTTGTATGCAAATAAACAGATGATAAATTTACAATATTTTGATATTGAGATGTAGTAAGCATTCCAGCATTTGGATTGGAAATCCATAAAATTGGATTTATCGTTATTGCTGATGCAGGTAAAATCGGAAAAGATCCCGAAGCATCAATTTGTGAATCTATTGCACTTTGATTATTAACAAAAGATCCTTTATAGTATCCTGATGTTAAGAAGCCATTCGAATCTTTAAATTCAAATTCGGTTGGTGTCGGCGTATAATTAAAAGTTAAAATATCACCTGCTAAATCTTTTGCGCTTAATTGAAATGGGATATTTACCGAACTAAACAATTCATAATAAGTTGTACCATCGGCTGGTATATAGTGTATAAACTCATTTGAGTTTGCAATAAGAGTTCCGTTACCATCTACGAGATAGTCAAATATATAATAAGAATTAACTTTAAGATTTACTAAAATTGGGTTATCTTGACCTATAAATCTAATTTTAGATATTGGTGATATTCCATTTTGCGTTATGCTAATGTAATCGGGTTCTCTGAATGTAAAAATATGAGGAACAGAAACCGTTGCTAAACTATTTGAAAAGCTTGGTGTGTTATTATCTGAATTATAAGAATCATTAAACGAACGTATTCCAGATGTTCTAAGTGTAGCAATTATTGTACTATATGGTTTATTATTTAAATATAAATCTGTATTATAAAGATCATCAACAAAATAAAATTCTGCGTAACCCGAAACGCCAACAACATTAGCAGTGGGATTTAATTTTCCGGTGTCATCGATTGCAACTGGTGTATCTATTGTTTGAATTGAATCTATTTGATTACCATTTAAATCTAAAAATCTCCACTGCGGTCTTAGAAACGACCAATTGTTTTCGGGTTCTTGGTACTGATAAGATTTCGAAAACTGAGCACCTAAATCTATATAATGAGGTTCTGTGCTAGATGAAGTTATTACTAACTTAAAGGGATAACGATTATAATGACCCGCAAAAGTTGGAGGAGGTAAGACTTCAAAATATATTGATTCATTTAAAAATAACTCTACATTTATAGGATGAGTTTCTTTGTAGAAATTACCTGCGCTATCGTATACGGTTAATGTTACATTGTAATTGTTTGGTAATTTATATAAATGTGTTGGGTTTGGTTCTCTGCTACTTGAATAATCACCAAAATCCCAATAATAAGTATTATATCCTAAAGTTGCTAATTGATTATCAGTTATAAATTGAAAATTCGTAGCATTAGCAAATCCATTAGGATAATTTGTATTAAATAAACTGACATTTACGTTTGTTGATACGCTAGTAAGTGAATTAACATTACCATTAATAATATTATAAGCTGTTAAAGCAACCGTGTAATTATTTGGCGAAGTATAGATATGATTTCCTGAAATCTGTGTAGTAGTTGTTCCGTCACCAAGATCCCAATAAAATTGATTATAATTTTGGGCAGTGTAACTATCAGGAACAAATGTAAAATCCGTAGTTAAAGTATAACCAAAATTAGGAGGATTTAAAATTATATATGAGCTTGCCATAATCTATTAAAAATCAGCCGCTTTAATGGAACCAGTTGTCTCTTGTATGGTAATTCTAGATGCTATATTTGAAACATTGTTAAATATAGGATATTGGAAATATTTTAAATTTACATTTTGCGTATAAACCTCTGAATAATTTTCAGGGTACACATAATCCCAAAAAAGTAAAGATACACCTTCTACATACGTATCTATATCAGAACGATACGTTTGCACTCTTTGAACACCATCAACATTTAATATACTTGTTGATAATTGATAGATGTCAATTATTTGACCTAGTTTATTGGTATTTCTATTAAATGCTTTGTTGAAAATATTTTGAACATCATTTAAAATTGCAGTATCTGCTCGTCTCGTGTTTGGATTTTTTGTTATGATTAATTTAGAATTACCAAGATCATTTGGAGAGGGTTTTACATATGGACTTGGTAAATAAAAATCAATATATATGTAAACAGGGTCCATTGGAACAATTTCCGATGTAATCGTTTTATATGGAGCAATACCATTTATTATCATTTCCTTTTGAGTGGAATTTAAATAGTTTTGAAGCGGACTGCTTGGGACAACATAGAGATATAGATTATTGAAATTACAAGCATTTGCAAAGTTGACTTGGTTAATTAAAATTCTATTTTCTAATTGAGGTGCATTTAATCCTATATCATAAAGATATGCAATATGACCAGATAGGTAATCATCATTACCAACCAATTGTATATCGGATAATAAATTGGAATAGTTTTGATTTATATATGTTATATAATCCTTTGTAGTAACTAATCTGTATTGCGATCTAAATGCATTCGGTGCGTTATTACGAATAGAATCAACAGATTCCTCGATTGTATAAACTGTTGATGGATATTGATTGTTTAAAGATACCTGACTTAATTGATTAATTGTTAAATAATTTTGATTAACTGATACGTCCTTGATGATTTGATTGAATGTTACAGAATTGTAAGGAACCAAAGGTGAATTATTCAATCCGTTAGGCCCAATACCCTGAGAGTTTTGATCAATTTGTAAATAATAAATTTGAACTTGATCTCCGGTGCTCAATGCTTTACCGTTAACATTATCACCAAACTTTATTTCGTAATTTTTATTTTGATTGAATCTTACTTCGTAAACTGTATCATTAGCATTATATAAAAATAAATCAGTTGCTCTTGTCCATTCTTGCCATACGCCAGTTGCAATTGGTTTAACAAATACAAAAATATTAAAGTGATCAATATATACATTAGGTGGTAACGTAACGAAAGAAATTTCATTATCGATACCTAAAGCAGTATAAAGCGGATACTCTTGAAATATTCCTTGGTATGCCAAATAGGTGTCTGCTATGTTTGAAATAACTTCTTGATATGGTGTAAATTTTGTAAAATTTATATCCTGATTAACTGAATATATTGTACCACCAACGTTTAAATAGCTATATCTTGGAATAGTGTAATTCCCAGCAACAACCGCTGGTGAAACTGTCATAGTAAAAGGAACATTTGCTCCTAATCTTCCAACAGGATTATAATTTAAAAGCTTTACAATACGATTCATGTTCTCGTAAAGTTGAGCTTCTGTAAACATACTCTCGGAGGATGTTTTATTAAGATAGTATAAAAGAGTACTAAAAGAATAACCAATAACGTCTATTAAAGCTGATAAATTTGACCCCTGATAATTTTGATCAGTAAAAATTTGTCCTTGGTTTAATTTACTGATAATTAAATCACGGATGCTTGTACCATCAAAGGCAACATATGAACTTTGGTCGAAAACAGGATTGGTAGCCATTGTAATATTTATCTTATATTAAGATTTGTCCTCCTAATTGTGCAAAAACGTTTAACGTGTCCTGAACACTTATTGGTAAAATCTCATAAATCAAAGATACGGCATAGCCCGGACCTAATGTATTTAAATCTGAAACAGTTTGTAATGTTAACTGTGTTCCATTTAAATTTATAACTGGTGTCGATTGCGGATTAGGTTGAACATAGACATTAATAACATTAACTCTTGGCTCGTATTGAGATATGGCGTTATTGATATCATTACCTATGGCATTTGCACCTAAAATCGAAACGGGTTCAAATAGGTACTTTAATAATGAGCAACCAAATGTTGGATTTAAGACCTTTTGACCTGGTAAGGTGTTGAAAATATTATATAAAGAATTTCTAATTGCTTGGATATCAACGTCTGCTTCAATATCTCTTGACTCGACGCTACCGTTATCACCCAATCCAACTGATTGACCTATCGTTAGATCTAAATGTAAATCACTATAAATGGGTGTTGTAACCTGAACCTGCTTGTTCACTGCTACTCCAGTAGAATTAACCTGTTTGGGTTGAATTAAATTATTTAAGTCGATTATTGCCATGAAAAGGGTAAATAGTTGTATAAATATACTTATGGCAAAGTTCAATAAATTTGATACACTTTTAGAAACGGCATTCTCCCACTATTCAAATGGCGGATTCAGAGAAGGTACACAGGTAAGACTTAAACCTGAATTCTTTAAATCTGCTTATTTCAAAAAGCATTACAGCGGTGATGAAGTATTTGTTAATTGGTTAACCGATTTAGCAGAAAGAAAGTATTTCTTTTTCGTTAAAAGAGTAGTTGGTCATGCTGCTTTGCAGAATCCAAAAGATTCAAATGATAATGAAGGCGCAGGGGAAACTTTCCTTGTTTTAAAACTCGACCCTAGAACAGTTAATGCGCCAACGGAATTTGGTGAATTCACCGTGCCAGGTGATTTTACCCTTGTAGAAGTATTAAACTTTGGTGGCAACTTACCACCTGTCCAAGCTGTTCCTAATAGATATGAATTGCCAATGGGCTACCAGAAGCCACAGCCTGTTCAAATTGATATTACTATCAATAATCAACCAACTGATAAGGATTTGCCAGAAGATAACACAGCAATCCCTGCATCACCTGCACAGGCTGCTAAGTTCGATAAGCCAAAGAAGCTTAAATTAAGAAAGTAAGGCGTTTTCTATTGCGATTAAGCAACAGAAAAAATTGATTTCGTGATCAATTACGAAATTATCCCTATACATATGCTCTCCTATTTCTAGGATAATTCTCTTCTTTATATTTTCTTTAATCTTTGTGGTTTCATAAAAGAAATCCAACAATGATTTTAATAGACTCTGGTAATCCGCCGAAAATGTCTTTTCATTTTCTATTACCATTTTCCTTATTTGAATTGCATCGAGTTTCGATAGTAAAGAACTATAAACATTTTCTGCTATGTTTTTTACTTCATTTATTTGATTGATAATCAAGGTTCCGGTAATTGAAAATCTCTGAAGATCATTAATAATTCTCCTCATATCAGGGAAGTTATTTTTTACAAATGTAATAAACTCCCTCTGTGAACCTATATCGACATTTTCCTGCTTCAAGATGTTAATACATCTCTTTGCACACTCTGCTAAATCTGGCACTATATTAAAAAGCAAACATCTTGATTGAATTGGTTCGATGATTTTGTTGATGTAGTTTGAAGTAAGAATAAATCTGGTCGTATCAGAATATTCTTCCATAACACTACGAAGAATTCTTTGGGCATCATTTGTAGTGCCACAAAACTCATCTAAAATGATTACTTTCTTCTTACCGTCAAGTGAAGAAGTCTGAGCAAATAAAGTAACTTTGTTTCTTATTGTATCAATACCGTTTTCATCACTGGCATTGATATAAAGCGATTGACATTTTAGGATATCATTTACAATGATCTTTGCTAGAGTAGTCTTTCCTGTGCCAGCATGACCGTACAAAAGAAGATGGGGCGTATCTTCATTTATGCCCGAAAAGAATTTCCTATTCTCTTCAGTGAGAACCAAGTCATCTAGTTTTTTAGGTCTGTAGCGTTCTACCCAAAGTTGATCATATAATCCCATAACCTTATCATAAGCTATGGTTATTTAAATGTCAACCGTTAATCAAAGTTCTGCCATCGTTGTTAATATAATTTGACTGAATTTGGGTCTGTTGCCCCTGTGTTACTTGTTGTGCTCTCTGTGCGGCTGCTTGGATTAGTGACAAAATTGTATGAACTTCTGATGTTAAAATTGTATAAGTTCCTACGTTTTGAATTGTAATAGTTGTTGTCATATGTTAATATATAGGTAAATAT